TCAATATTAAACCCAAATGTATCAATGGCCATAGTGTCTGTTATACCATGGTCATGGGTTCCCAATGAAACATGAGGGCTGTAGTGCCAGTGCAATGAAGGACCAAACATAAAATCTTTAATGACTTTATATTCTTCTTGGTTTAAAAAATTGTCTAATATCATTTTCCAAATCCAAACGGACATTTTTTACTTTGAACTTCTTTAGTATAACGAGTCAATCTTCTTCTAGTAAGATGAGAGTATGTGCTTGGTATACCAATACTATCTTGCTCTTGTAAAGAAATTAAATGATTTTTATATATTACTTCATGTTCAGTAAGTGGGATTAAATGTACTAATGGAGTTCCACCATACAATGTAAAATTGGGAGAATTATTATTAATAAGAATATTAACATGCGTCGATGCTTGATAGTTAAATTGAAGCATACCATTTAACACAAGAAAATTGCCAACAGGTGCACACAAAGAATTCCAACTAGTAGGTCCAAAGTGCCATGTAATACCTGTTTTTTCCTTTATTTTCCAAGGACTCCATAATTTCACGTGAATGTAATCTGTAAATAATCCTGGAAACTGTTCATCTCGTGGATGATTTGAGAATTGGAATGGTGATGAAATAAGCCCAATGGAAGTTTCTCCTGCCTTTGCAGATTTTGGTTGGCAGACAAAATCTGCCCAAAATGGTATAATTAATCCATTTTTATAAAGTTCAGTAATCCCATTACAAAATTTTATTGTTGAATAAGTGAGATCAATATTAGATTCATGATGTTTAGTTGTGTATGTATTTGGTAGTTTTTTAAAACTATCTGGATAGAATTTATTTGCAGATTCTATTGGGTATAAGTCATAAACATGTTCTATTGCAGTAAAACAATCTACAACAATTTTTTTTCGTTTAAACCAAAATATCATACCTTTTCGAATCCCATATCTTTCATCATGTTCTCAAGTATATCTCCAGCATTTTCATTAGTAAGAATTGCTGGATCTTCGTTTAAACCACGCCATGCTTCAATTTTAAATTGAGGTTTCTTGCCATCAACAGTCCACTTCTTACCATTCCAATGCGCAAATTTGTAGAATGGCCAATTACCTTCTTTAGTTTCATAGAAACCAACGTAATGTGGATTAATATCAACAGGATACCAATCAGTAACTGTTGCTTCATATTCTTGTTGCTCACGATCAGCTTCTTCTTCAGCAACCCAATCCTCATGACGACCAATTAAATCAGTGAAGTCAAGAAGTTCGTCTGGAAGATTTTCTAGATTATCTCGATCAGTAATATCATATTCATAGTAATCATCATAACCATCAGCAAAACGACCACAGTAACTCATTCCTGGCTCATAGTACATTGCTTCAATTCCATAACCTTCTTCTGTTAAGAATTCATAAAGCACAGTAGGTGGAGACCAAGCAGATTCAAACGAAACCCAAATAGTATTATCATCTTGACGTTCATAATCAATAATTTGAGCATCCCATTTGGTACCCCAATTGTCAACTGACCAACCATAGTCCCATTCGCCACTAGGGTTTGGGCGTAGATGATTGAGCAAACCCTCGTTGCTATCTTTGTCTGCTAAGACCTTTTCGATAGCATCGATTTTAGATTTATCTTCGTGGGTAATTGTTAATGTATTGTCACACCAATTTGGCATAATATAAACTCCATAATTAAAGGTTTTTGATTTTTGCTATCACTTGCTCTGCTGCTTTCATTCCTTCTTTCTCCATCATATCATCAAACAATTCTTCTCGTGCAAGTTGAATGTTGTTTAACACTATCATGGCTTCTCGTTCGTCCATAGAGTTGAGCATCATTTTGAACTCATCCTCTTCTAAACTTAGAAGGAATAAAATAAAATCTCTATCGTCGTCTTCAAGATGTCGCACTTTCTTTGGCTTTCTTTTCTAATGGTGGTACGAACCCAGCATCAGTTACCAATTTTCGTGTGATCTTTGGATACTTCTTATGTAGTGTCTGGTCTTTGACTGCAATCAAGACTTCTGCTTCAGTAGGATGACATCCCTCAAGCATAGAGATAAACAAACTCTCTCGCTTCAGCGCAGTCAAATCTGCTCGGCAGAAAACATACAACCTACGCATTTCACTAAACAGATTAGTTGGAGTCATACCCAATGGCTCATCTGCAGGTTTAAATGGTGGAGTGCCTTCTGGAAGAATCATTTTCTTTGAAGGTTCAAATGCATATTCGAAAATTAATTTCAAAACTGCATCATCTTTAAAATTTTCAATTGCTTTTGGATCAGAATTGATCTCTTCAAGCATTTGGGTTACATACTTACGCATATTAAAATTCCTCTAGTTCATTCAGATAATTCATATTATCAATTTCTTCCAAAACCAAATGGACATTTCTTATCCACTATTCTTGTCATACTTTTGTTATTCTTATAATCTCCAGCATTTCGTTGATTATGAATCATTCTTTCCATCTCATGGTCGCTTATGATATGATTCTTTACATTTATTTTTTTATCAGAAATGGGGATTAGATGTATTAGTGGATCACCAGCGTTTAATTTAACAATACTTCCCTTTCTTATAAATGTATTTATATTTGTGGATCCTTGAGTTTTAAAATCAATAACACCAGATAGTAGATGCATATCATTTAAATATGAAGTATTATTCCACATGCAAGCGTTCCAACTAAATTTTACCCCACTTTTCTCACGAAATACCCATGGAGATAAAATTTTTAATTGTGAACAATCTGGGTATATTTCATATCCTGTTTGCTTTCTATCATGATGCTCAACATTAATTTTTACAAGCGGAGCATGATATCCAGCAACACAAAAATTGTTTTCATCAATCATCTCTATTTGATAGTCTAACCAATTTGGAATAATGAATCCTACTGAAAATAAATCTCTAAAACCATTACAGTGTTTTAAATTTAATTCCTGTATAGTCATTCTAGAGTTTGGGTGTTTGATTACTTTTATTTGATTGTTATGCGCTAAAGATTTCCACCAAGAAGGTATAAATTCCTTTGCTCTCTCAATTTTAAAATTATTATAAACAAGTTCATCATTGGTGAAACAATCTACAACAATTTCTTTTGTTTTAAACCAAAACATTATTAAAAGTCCTCTAGTTCATCTAACAATAACCGACATTTGTGTTCAATAAGATAATTCATAATCGCCATCTTATCGCCTGTCGGTTTATTATTTAGGTATGTTCCAATAATATCAGATTTAACTCCATCTGGAATAAATTGAAAATCTACCAGAGTCGCATTACGTTGCCAATTACGTCGTTCTTCATCATTCTTGCATGCAATGAACCCATTATCAATAAACTCTTGAAGTCGTTTGGCACTCATAGGTTTTTGTCGTTCACCTTTCATGAATACATCATCTTTACTTAAGATATTGGGAACACCATCACCAGCATCACCTTTTACAATATGTTCAATCTTGTATTCAATAATTTCTCGCTGTGTTGCGGTAACATATTTCTTTTGCATCGGTGACCACTGCTTGACATTAGGATATAATTGTAGTTGTTTAAAGTCTTTATCAGAAGAAAGAATAAGAATTTTCTGTGGTTCTTCAACTAATCCTTGCTGAATCATTTGATTATTTTGAGCCCACTCTGTTAATACAGCAATTACATCATCTGCTTCAGCACGATCAATATGTATTACTCGATATGGGAAATGAGTAGCAAGGTCAACACGCATCTCTGATAGAGTATCAAAGATTAACCCCCAGTCTAGATCTGATTTCTCACGATTGCTCTTGCGCATACCTTTGTAGTATTCAAAGAATTCTTTGCGCCAATACTTACGCCCATCACAACAGATAACCACATCACCATATTCTTTGCCATACTTTTTCTTATATGATTTGATTGTGGATAGAGTTACGTGACGAATCAAGTTTTTAACTTCAGATTCTGTTCCTTTCAACTCACGTTGAAATGTCAAAATAGCTGCAAGAGCAACCTGCGAATAATCAATTAATATCATTTTTATCCCTTGGGTCACATGTTGTGAAAAATATAGCATTACAATATCTACCAGTGCCTGATAATTTCTTATCAACACTAGATTTAATTTCTTTTGCTTCATGCAGTGTAGACGACAGTATTAATACTGCTCTGTTGTTTTTTGGTTCAATGGTTGCTTCTTTATTTGAGTTACATGAATATACTAACAACTCTCCACCCTCAAATTGTTTTGGTTCTACAAAGAAATAATTTAACATTGTAAAAAAAAATGCATCTTTATGGGGTTTATAATACTGAGAATTCTCATAATACGATACTAGATGAGATTTGGAGTTACAATCAAATAAACTCTTGAACATAGTATTAAATTCCAGAAGTCGTTTTCTAAATTCTGGAATTGCTATTTGAGTCATACCATGACTTATTAAGGCAGAGTGGCGCCAATTATTAAAAACATTTTCAAGGAAAACCCCATTCTTTGATGTAAGATTTTTACCACTAATATCTTGAGCTGCAATTAACGCAGATTCTCCTACCATTATAGATGGTTTTGTCAACCACTTTAACTCAAGCATAATTTCTTTGAGTTGTTCCTCAGTGTAAAAATTATCAATCACTACGGCATCTATGCCATCAGCGATATAATTAAATTCCATTAAAATGCTCCAAGGATAATAGTTTCCTCATTAATACGCCCATTTGGTTGAGAAGGTTTTGTCTTAAGAGTCTTCAAAGCACTAGTCAAAGCACGTTTACCCATAGATAATCCTTTGAAGAATTCCTCTGGTTTACGTAGTGTGAATGCTTTTGATTCTTTAATATCAAAGCCAATGATAGTAGTTCCCTTAACTGAAACAGTACCACTCTCAGCACGATATACACCTACACGACGGTATTTCGTGTTATAGAACCATACTTCACTGGAACCAATTATACCTGTTGGATTAACAGATTTCAAATTTAGTTCAGCAAACTCTTTGAGATACTTCATCTTTGCAACCATCTTGGTTGGAGAAACTTCTTTACGCTTACGTGGTGCACGATTTGCTTTTGCAGTCTGAACCATTTGATTACAGTCAGCAATAATACCTTGTAAGAACTCAGAGAACTTTTTCAACTCACGTTTACTAAAATGTGAGTAACCTTCTACAAGTTGCGCATCATCGCCTGCAATGGCTTCCTCAATTTCTTTGGCAGTACCAACAAACAACTCTCCAATGCGTTTAGCAATCGGTCCAGCCACTTGATTCGCCAGCAAATAATTTTTTGTTGAAAAATCGGACTTGCAACCATTGAGCACAAAGTCATCAATTGCTCCTTCAATTTCACCAGCCAAGTCATGAGCCTTATCTTCCATTCTTTGTTGAATTGATATTACATTAGATGGCATTGCTTCTTTGGCTGCAGCTGCATCTTTCTTATCTTGTTTGTC